CTTCTTTCCTTTAGACATGCCTCGTTGTGCAAAAGGAACGCGTCGCAATCCTAAGACAGGTAAATGCGAGGCGAAACTTCTTACAAAATCGCAAACTATCAAAAAAGCCTGTTCCCTATCTGCGCACCCTTGCGCGAAAAAGGATGCTGTAAAAATGACGGAGCTTCGTCACGATACGACGAACGTTCACCTAACACCCGCGAATATTTCCGCTTTACTTGACGATTCCGGATTGAATACAATGATGCGAGCAGATATTCGTGAGAAACTCGTTGTAATGGAATTTAACGAAAAATTTTCAGGTGACTTTTACGAACCGCTTGACGCAAACCGCTTATGGCAACTTACATGCCGATACGGTAAGAATATTCCTAGTATTAAAAAGCACTTATTAATTGAGCAGGCGCGTTCGTATGTATCGTCGGTTGCGAAAGGTTTTTATTAATTTGTAAGTTAGCTGTAAAAATATTTATACTAAATGTAAAGAATAGGAAATGCCTGTTCCATTTGGTGCGCATAATTTACAAATTAAACTACTACAATCTCTTACAACGTTCGCTCAACCTATGGAACGTGTTGAATTTATGCCTGGTATGTTTCATTGGCAAGCTGTACCCAATCCTCTCGAACAAGTTACATTTCCAGCCAAAACTGTGTTTAGTCGAATAAGTGCTATACCAAGCCATAGTTCCGTAGGAAACCCTTCCTCAGAAGTATCCGGCTTGTCAGACCCAATCCATGGTGTTCGTTATCACGCTGTAATTGGAACTGATGCCGCATTTGCGAATTCGAGAACAACTGAAAATTACCAAGGATATTTTATGGGTGGTGGGCAGCGAAGGCGCACAATGCGTAAAGGACGAAAGACCCGCCGTGCAATATCGCGACGGCGTTAGATTTTTTTATTGATTTTCACACCTTACACAAATGTCATCACTCGCTAACACACGTCTTGTAGAAGACTGGTGTTTGTCCAAACTTATTTGCCCTAAATGTCACAGTACGCAATGGAAAACAATCACGCAGAGTTTTGAATTCAATATTCAATGTCAGAAATGTACAGATTGTTTTGATATACAAAGTGGGAATGACGAATTGAAGAAGGCTCCCGGTAATACATTTCTACGACTTCCAGTAAGCCCAAGTATTCTCTATGACCGTTTAGAAAATTTCTGCGGTATTTTTCGCTATATGTATTTACATATTGATATGAATAAATCCGAAGTCATTTCAGCAATGATAACAGAACCTATTACGAGTCACCATTTTGAAGAAATGACAGAATTTGGTATTCCGGTTTTTACACCTATGTTTCTCAATAAATGAAACCATTATAGATATGTCTAGTAAAAATGGCTTAGGATTGTTTCCTGCGGAATTAGTGAAAGCATTTGCGGGTTCTGGTTTTGGTTCTGCTTCTGGTTCTGGTTCTTCGGCTGCTCCTACTGGTGCAACTACTCGACTGCGTTCACCACCTCTACGACGCATTGCGACTGAATCGAATGGAAATAACAACGAGGAAGATAATGAAAATGAGAGTTCCTCGAATAATAACAGACGCAGACGAAGAAATATGATTCGAAACAATGGATTAAATAATATGGCTAATAACGAACTAACAGCAGCGGCAGCAGGAGCAGTCGCAGGAGCAGTCGCACCAGTCGCAGTCGCACCTGTCGCAGGAGCAGTCGCACCAGTCGCAGTCGCACCAGTCGCAGTACGAGCACCCGCAGCCGTTAACGCTAGAGGACCACAGATAAGACACTATCCTCGTATGAATAATTCAAATAACGCTACACTTTCCAATATCTCGAGTAGTTCAGGTAGCGAAGGCGGAGCAAGTAATAACAATAGCGGCTATAATGGAAATGCGGGTAGCAGTCGCCGTCGTCACCGGTCAAGAAAGAATAAGCAGTCTCGAAAATATAAACAGCGTAAGTAGGTATGGACCCTATCGAATATAGACCTCTACCTTCAGCTCCACCAGCACAAGATTTATGTTTAGTATGTTCCAATCATGTCGACACAACACCTAAAAAATTCCCATGCGGTTGCATATTTCATATTCATCACGAATGTATTCCACTATGGCGTACGAATAATTATACTTGCCCGCATTGCTCACAAATCGTTCTCAATATCGTACATCCACAACAAATGAATCAGATGCGAATATTGTCTCATTATGAAAACTCAATACGTATCGCACGACAAAATGATTGTATATGTCGTGTGATAACTATTGTTGGTATTATTCTATTCATAACTGTATGTATTGTTGTGTTTCTTACATTTCCTTGGCATGCCTTCCGTACTAAATAACCGACCCTTAATTCACCTGTGCATTATGACTTTCATGATAATATTTTATTTTGTGAGTCAGCAAACACTGCTTTGGAAAAACATAATGGAGTATGTCTCCCCAAAGTGGTAAATCACCCCACCTCCAAATATATATATTATTGGATTCTTTTATAGCATCTACATATTTCATAACCGTGGTATTATTTCGTAAGACGACTAGATTTAACGCAATGACGTTTGTGTAAGGACCCGATGGTTCTTTTTGTAACGGTATAACATCGCACTGTTTCCGTAAAAATTCCAAAGTGAATGTATTGAGCCCCTGTGTTACAAACGCCTCATCTCTATCCCATTTGCCAAATACCGCAACATTGGAATCTAAATATCCAAGAATCTCTTGGATATCAAATTCAACATTACAATCTTCATCAATACGTAGGATTCTATCATAGTCCGTACAAAATGACCAAAAATCTGTGAACCAAAATGCACACATATGACGATAACCAAATGGACATTGAACCGAAGGGGAAATAGGAAGACTGCGCTTTATATCCGAAAAAGCCAAGCCGTCTTTTTTGATATCCGTAAATATCATGTGTAACGAGGGTGTAAAGGATTGTATATACTCTTGTTGTTGTTGCGTAATATTTCCTTCGTGAAAAATTACAATATCAATTGTTTCGTCACGTAAATGTTTTTCAACTGCCATATTTCGTTGAATAAGTTTTACATATTGCTCATGTCTAGGATATCCACGTGTCAGCACTACAACAGCAGATTTCATTATTTAAATACAACCGTTGTACTTTATATCAAGGTCTTATTTTACAAAAATTGAATCATCGTTGAATTGTATCTGGCGCATGTGGTACCAATGTTTTCTTCCTTTCTTTTAGTAAAAATAATTCCGAATATGTCAACTACACCCTCTTCGACACCTCCTACATCACCGCTTTCCAAGGTTGTTGTAGATTACTTTACCGATACGAATGCAGTTCTCTGCGTGGATAATATGGGTGGTGCCACGGCTCCACGCTTGAAGGTTCGTCCAGTCAAGCAGCAATATACAACGATTGAGGATATATTTTAGAGAAAACGGCGTAAAACATAGCCCGTAAGAGAATAGAATGGGCTGCACGCAACCGAATTGGCGTTATGTTATACCGCCCGTTTTAGAATGGACAATTATTATTTGTTGCGTAATTATGATATTATTCATGACATATTGGATAGCGTTAGGAGTGTAGCGCAGCGTAAATAACAGCGGCTAAGGATTTTCCCAATTTTCGTTTACCATTCTGTATTTCCGACAATTCTTTTTCAGTTTTTAATTGTAATTTTATTAAACTCTGCTCCGCAGCAATTAAAAGCGAATCTACAGCGGTTTGACCAAGACCAGGAATTGTAAGTAGCATAGAATACAAAATACGCTCAGGAGTCTTATTCTCAGATTTTTTAACATGTATCGCTTCGGTATAACACGCCGACGCATCTTCAACCGTTTTCGCTTGTCCGCCTTTATAGACATTCGGATCGGCTACGAGTGCTTTCGCAATACGTCGTATCCATTGTATTGTTTCTTTAATACTAGTTGCTTGTAATACAGGAATTGCGTAACGAAACTGAAGTCGTACAATCGCCTGTTGTAAATTGACTTCGTTAAAGGCACCCCGGCACCACGTTCGGCTCAATGTCGGACTCCAGGCGGGTGCTTCAACAATATATCCGATGGTCGTACCTTTACCTCGCAGCGCATACAATCGTGCTCTTTGTTCCCTGTATCTTCCGTCTTTTTGACTTGCGCCCAAATCTTCGGCTGTTTTTCGTTCAATAATTATACTTGCCTGGTTATCTTTATCTGTAGATATGAAAAACCCTATATCTCCTACATCCATTATTTGCTGTTCTACGTACCAGCCTTCTGTACACTCTTCTCCTTCGCATTTCCGAAACGGTTCTAATTCGCGCCATAAATCCGTTTCCCGAATATCAATTACGACACGCACCGACATCCTATGTGTCCTGTGAATTTAATGCGTTGTGAAAACCGCATTAAATATCTGCTACCTAATCGGGTGATACTGGTACGTAACGGGGACTTTCTATTCATTAATATTGTCCCGATTCGGGTCGCGTGTAAAAATAGTTACGTATCACACCCTACACGCTTCCGACTGAAATTGGGATTATTAAAAAAATTACCACATCTTTGTGGATTAAAATGTATAGGAGTTCTTTTTCTTTCGGTGCATATAATGCGTGGAAAAAAGATATATGTAGAAAACAGAATGGCGTTATCAGTGATTGAACCGGCTGATTTAGCCGCGCATTATGAGGAGATACATCCTCATTTGAATATAACCTTTCGAGCACCGCTTCAATTAATCTATGTACAAGAACCTGGTGCTCCCGCGAATCAATTTATGGAGTATTTAAATTATATGGCTGTGCCCGCCGTCGGTGCTCCTGGTATTGATGTACTTTACAGTGGTGGAAACCATGTAATTATATCACCTGCTGCTCGTATATATATTAGACGACAAGTTATTGTACCAGTCGCAACTAACAACAACAATCTAATGAATAATTTTAAACCTGAACCAAATCACAAACGAAACAGAAATTTAAGACATCATAGACAAAGTGTGAAAGCAAAGAATTTTACGCGCAGTAGACGTTCACAAGGACGTGGTAGTGCCGGACGTGGTAGTCGTTCGGTTCATGTATCTGCTGCTGTGAATAGAGTCGCACGAAAATCACATCGTACAACACGTTGCAATCGTAAATAAATATTTTTTCATTACAAATCTAAGAATTCTTTGAATTTTTGGATTTGCTGCTTTTCGTCTCAATAAAAGTGGATATTTACCCTTTACTCAATAGACGACATTCTTTAGCGTCTTTGTCTTCGTACTTTCATTGTACGACGCACTCTTTGATTGCGACGACTTTTACGTCTCTTTCCCCCAAATTGAACTGCTGGGTCGGGATTTGGTACTGGGTTGTTTACAAGGTCAAATTCAAAATTAAGAATATCTCCATCGACTGGACTACGGAATAATTTTGCCGATGTTCCAATCGGAAGAACTTTCATACCAACCTGTTGTTGTTGGTTATCTGTATAGGTTATAGTAATAGGAACCATTGTTTTACCTTTTCGTCCCGCAAGCGGATTTGCTAGAGCGGCAACCGTTGGCACCCAATCCGATTGTGTGATATTTATTGTCGGTGGATTTGCGGTTGATCTCGTTGCTCCTGGAGGTAAGAAAAATGTTTCAACAGTTGCGATGATTGCGGGGGCTGCCATACTTACTATAGCGAGTTGTAAAGTTTCCTGCTACACTTTACAACTCGCACAAATAAGTAAAGGCGTTGAACTATTCTCAAACCTAATACCACGCCTTATTATCCATTGTCGGCGCAAACATCCGTTCTAAACCCGGTGTCCACTTATTGAAATCCTTGTAATTCCAAAAGCGATTATTATCGCGGTCACCTAAGCCCGATTTATCAAAATACGGATCGTTGCGAATTCTATCATCTATGTTGACCGTTGGCGGTGGAACAACTAGACCCTGTGACTCCATCATGGATAATTCGCGCGTAGCATCATCCGCATACTTTTCTTTCCGCGGCTTCGGTCGGAGTTCAGCAACTTCCCACTGATTCTCACCAACTTTCGTAACAACCGGTTCCCAATTCGGGTCTTCCTGATACACTTTATGTACAAGATTCGCGACGGCTTCCGTTTCGTTATCGATGACGTGTTTTGTTATATCTGTAGGTCTATAGGCTGCGAGAATTTTCTGTTCTCTCAATCGTGCCGCTTCTACGTCCGGAGGTTCTAAATCGGCTCCCCGAACTGTATTAAAGAATACTCCCGATTTCGGCTCTGTGAAGCCCGATTCCATTCTACCTGCTATAAAGGAATCTTCTTGCGAAGCTCGGTCCTCCGAATTAAACGGAAGATTCGCCCAATCTAGCACGCGATCCTCAAGAAGTTTATTATGTGCGGCTTTCTCTATGACATTCCGTTGTCCGCGTTCCTGTTCAAAAACCCGTGTATATTCATAATCGTCTAATTTATCAATCTTCGTACGTGCAGACGGTCCTTCATCTGCGTTCTCCGTTAGAACATTCCGTGTCGTCCCTTCTATATTCGTAGATTTAGGGGGGTGAGCACCGTTTCCTAAACCGCCCAAAATTCCGTCAATCGGACTACGATACGGTGTGACACGGGGCGCAATACACGTAGCGCCCTTCGTGTACAAATCGGTCATAAATGATAGATACTCAGACATTGTTTGAAATGTGCGAGTGCCGGGTTTTATATGAATACGTCCATCCGGACCGCGTTGCGCTTCCTTCGGGCAATCCTTATTTGCTTTTGCCTCTTCGTCATTCTTAAATGTGTTATGCCCGCCTGGATTCGTAAATCCTTCCATTTTACTAACAACTACAATGAGTATAATTACTGAAAGAACCAACAATATGACTAAGATTGTATTCATATCTCCTTACTCTTTACGAATAATTTTCACACGAGAGTATAGGATGGACCACAAACGAAAACGTTCTATCGTAAATAATGTAAAATCATTCTTTGTACCTAAAAAACATACACGGAAATCGAAACATTCTACAAAACCTGTGCACGTTGAAAAAGAAGACGATATTCCGCTTCTTCGCGAATTACTTACAAATGGTAAGGATACTGTTGTAAAACTAAAAGCGAGTTGGTGTGGTCATTGCGATCGTTATATGCCTATTTGGATAATGCTTGAGAAAACACCGGGACGTGTCGCAAATATGGCAGCCGTTGATGAATCCGTACTTCAGAAAATACCTGAAATTGCGAAAGCTAAGATTAAGGGATACCCGAGTGTAATTCGTGTCAAAGCCGATGGTTCTATTGAGGAATTCAAAGATGACGAGGGTGAAGGAATGACGAATGCGATATCCGATATTCGTAATGTGAAAAAAATCAGAGCTATGCTCCAAGAACCGTCTCGCAATATGAGTACGGCGAGTACGAACGCAAAGATGGATAGTAATAGACCAAGTCGTCAATCTGGGCTCATTATGAGCGGTGGATTTGCGGCAGAATCTATTTTAGGAACTTTAGTCAGCGCAGTTCAACAAGCCGGTCCTGCGTTGCTTTTAGCTACAGGATATTCTGCACTTCCTACATCTTCGTTTAAATCTCCGAAACGTCAGAGCCGTCGGTCCTCAACACGCCGTAATCGCCGTCACTAATGGGCTAAATTGTACAGTTTCGGGGCGCTATAGACCGTACAAAATACGAAAAATTGACTTTATTGGTCTTGTTGCTGATATTTGTAGAGTGTATGCATCTATGGGAATGTCTTGTTCCTATGCAAATATGAGCTGTAAATCATCCGCTGAAAGAGTAGGAGAAACGACGCGTGATATGGAGATTGATATACCACCCGTCACACCCCAAACAGTTGTAATGGATATTTGGACGTATTCCCATAAAAAAGTCGAAATCCGTTTTAACTTTCTGGCGGTTCCTGAAAGTCGTTATGCTGAAATTTGGGGTACGCTTCATGAACATTGTGAGAAACATGGAGTTTTATTAGGTGCGCTTACTCATCGATTACAAGCCATTGCAGTTATAACCTCGGAACAATATTCTACCATTACACACTCTCTACGGAACGATAAAACCCTTGTTGTCCGGTGTAATGACCATAGGTGACAGTCTTCAACCCAATGGGATATCCGTATAGTTTCCTTTTGGATTTTTTTAACTTTTACAATATACTAAAGTTGTAAAGTCTAAGGTATTTTTATACTGTAGACATTATTACGGTCTGGATACGGTCTGGATACGGTCTGGATACGGTCTGGATACAGTCTGGACAGTCTGGATACGGTGCGAATACGGTGCATATGCGGTGTGAAAAAACTCCTACGCAATAAAAAATTGAACCCGTATTTCCCAGTAAAACAATAGGTACAATGGACACCGATATTCCCCTAGTCTTTCAATGTAAGGATATACTTAGCCGAGACATATCGGTTATCGACGACGATGCTAAAACATCGTTCAAACAATATGAAATCATTCTATTCGGTACGACCGGCGAGGGAAATTCGGTAGTTCTGAAGGTACAGAATTTTATGCCCTTCTTCTACATTCGAATTCCAGAAGGACTTACGGAGACACGTCATGTTCGTCGCCTTGAAACGTGGATTATGAACGGAATACCCATCGATGATAAAAAACGTGTGAAACTAAGTACCAAGCGAAAGAAAACACTCTTCGATTATAACGGTGGTACGGAAGCCACGTTCCTTAAAATCATGGTGCCGTCGCTCGGTCTTTGGCGTTCTCTCAAAGACCGCCTCCTTACAAAAACGACCGAACCAAAAATGTACGAACTTGCGTCAATGTTCGGAGTGAAAGAATGTACAACCAGCAACGATTGTATCCGTAATTCCGAAGGTCATATTGGACTCAAAATCTACGAAGCCAATATTGACCCTGTTCTTCGTTTCTTTCATAAGCAGGATATTTCGCCGGCGGGATGGCTGTCTGTGAAAGACTGGGACGAATCTGAAGACGACGATGCGATTTCCGATATTTGCGCAACTGCGTATTGGGATGCGGTGAATAAACCCGTTGATGAGGGTGTGATGGCTCCGTATTTAGTTGCATCGTGGGATATTGAATGTACCTCAAGCCACGGTGATTTCCCGATTGCGAAAAAAACGTGGCGAAAACCTGTACGTGAACTCTACGAGAGAGGTATTCCAACTACATTAAATGCGTTGAGTACGCTACTTACGGACGCTATGAACGGTCGTACAGGAACTTTATCACCGATTTATCTTGCTGTACCTCCCCCACCTCTTACACTTGTTCGTGCGCGTATTGAAGCGAATGCTGAACGCGTAATGACTGCTTTGAATGCGCTACGAAACTCTACAAAAGAATCACGCGATAACGCGATATCGAAACTCGATACGCTTCTTACGGAGATTTTATGGAAAATTCGAGGTGATGAAATTATTCAAATCGGAACGGTTTTGTATCGCCGCGGTATCGCGGTCAGTAAGCATATATGGGTTCTCAGTCAGGAATCAAGTGGTGAAATTGTAGATGAAGACGCTGTGAAACCACCAGGTGCGGATGTACGACCTGAAGTCTTCGGATTTCGTAGTGAAGGCGAACTTCTCAAAGCCTGGTTCATTTGGATTGGAGAAATACGACCCGATGTACTGATTGGCTACAATATCTTCGGTTTTGATAGTAAATATATTTGGGACAGATTGGAAGAAACGGTCGGAAAATTTCAGGCGCGAAGTCGTGTCTCGCCGTTTTCCTGCTTATCATCCCGCCCTCCGAAACTTGAAGAGAAGTTTCTATCATCCTCTGCGATGGGCGATAATACAATGTGGTTTCTGAGTTCGCCAGGTTTCCTACAAATTGATTTACTTCCTTATGTTCGTCGTAATCATACGCTGGATTCCTATACGCTCGATAATGTCAGTGCGACCTTTATGAGCGGTGCGGTTCAGGGCGTATTAAAGGACGCGGCTGACGGAAAACAGTGGCGATTCGCGACAAAATCTACGAAAGGTATCGTTGTTGGTCGCTACATAACGTTGATGGACGTAGAGAACGATCGTGTTGTCGATAGATGTCTAGTGACGGGTGTGGAAGCGAAGGCGCTAGTTGTTGAGATCGAGGACGGTGCACGAATTCTTGCGGAACACGGTGCAGCACCGGTTCGTTGGTCGCAAGTCAAAGACGACGTTAGCCCCAAAGATATTTTCCGACTCCATCGCGGTTCAGCCGGTGACCGCGCTATTGTTGCGCGTTACTGCTTACAGGATTGCGACCTGGTTATGGAACTCTTCAATAAACTCGAAATTCTCAATAACGCCTTTGCGATGGCGAATGTCTGCTCTGTACCTGTCGCCTATATCTTTCTACGCGGTCAGGGTATTAAGATTGAATCTCTTATCTTTCGCGAATGCCGCCGTGCTGGTCAGCTTATTGAAGTTCTACCATCGTCTGTATTCCGTGGAGATGTTGAAATCGAGGACGCGAGTACGGGTTCCGATATTGTTGAAGATAGTTATGAAGGTGCTATTGTATTGGACCCACATAGGGATATTTATATCGATGACCCTGTGACCGCCGATGATTTTGCGTCACTGTATCCATCCTCTATTATTTCGGAAAATATTTCGCACGATACGTTGATTTGGGTCAAGGATTACGATAAGGACGGTAAATTCGTATGTATTCGCGAAGGATCTGACCGCTACGATAATATTTCCGGCGAGAAGTATGTCAATATCGAATTTGATATTCTTCGTGTCGATCCCGCGGATACACGCAAACATCCCGAAAAGCACCGTGATGGGATACGGGTCGCGCGTTATATTCAAGCGCCGCAAGGTACGATTCCGCGTATTCTTGAAACGCTACTCGCAAACCGTAAAAAGACGCGAAAACTCGCAGAAAAAGAGCCCGATGAGTTCCGACGTGCGCTCCTCGATGCGCAGCAACTTGCGTACAAACTGACTGCGAACTCGCTGTATGGGCAGCTCGGTTCTGGTACGTTTAAGATTCGCCGGCAAGTGCTTGCCGCATCTACGACGGCGTACGGTCGTAAACAACTCATGTATGCGAAATCGGTCATTGAATCGGTCTACGGAGGTGGTAAAGATCCGCGTTGTGACGTCGAATGTGTATATGGTGATACAGATTCTATCTTTCTACGATTCAAACCACGCGACCCACTGACAGGCGAACGCCTCAAAGGTCAAGCCGCACTGATTGCGGCGAAAGACCTTACGATTGAATCAGGAAAACTCGTAAGTTCGTGTTTGAAAGCACCGCACGACTTTGAGTTTGACAAAATCTTCCGGTCGTTTTGCCTACTTTCAAAGAAACGCTATGTTGGTGATATGAGTGAAGATGGTTTAGAAGAGGGTGACTTTCATCGTAAAAGCATGGGTATTGTTATGAAACGCCGTGATAATGCGCCAATTGTGAAATACGTATATGGCGGGGTAATTGATAGAATCCTAGACCCTACGTGCGCGGATAAGGCTACGGGTGTGCGTGATGCGGCGCTCTTTGTACAAACCGCATGCAAAGACCTGCTTGCGGGTAAATTTCCGCTTACGAAACTCACGATTACAAAATCGCTACGTTCGGAATACGCCGATCCTACGCGGATTGCGCATAAAGTGCTCGCGGACCGTATTGGTGAGCGTGACCCAGGAAATAAACCCAGTACGTCCGATCGTATTCCGTTTGTGTATATTAAGACTGCGACGGAAGTAAAACTACAAGGCGACCGTATTGAACTACCGTCGTATATCAAAGAACACGGTTTAACTCCCGATTATGCATTCTATATAACAAATCAGATTGCCAAACCGGTAAGTCAAGTCTTCGGTCTGGCGGTTGCGCATATTCCAGGCGTAAAAGCCGCGGATATTGCTGCGTGCGATAAATCCAAAGACCCTGTCGCTGCCAGGGAAGCACTCGCAGATACACTGCTCTTTGGGTCTATTTTATTGGAAGCATCAAGGGAGCCTGATGCGATGCGAAGCGCAGGGCAAGTCTCTATGGCAACGTTCTTCGGCGCGAAAAAATGAAACAATGATGTTTTTTTGATGCGCCGTAGAATGTCTTCATTAAGACCGAATGCACCGATTGAGTCTGTACTCTTACAATTCAAATGGTCCCTGTATGAAGGTACGTGGATTTATGAATTTGTATGGGGATTTTCGTCAACTCTTTCCGCAGTGCTGATTGTTATCTGTTTGATTGCGTTGAATCACGAAAGTATTATGTGGTGTATAGACGCGACAACGGATTCATTATGCGAAAATTTCACGGATAACGCAGTTCAGCAAAAGACAGTAAAAACAGTTGATTGTATAGATTATGAACTGGTTGTTTTCAATGACACCCACAACGTACAAAATCACCTTCCGATTAGACGCACAAAGTAAATCAAGTGTTCCTGGACTTCCTACAAACAATTCCGCACTTCCTTGCGTGGCAAATTCGGGCGAAACGGTCGCGGCGGTTTTGGATAGGTTAAATTTGTACAGAGGACCGCGGCACCAAATTACGGCGCTTTGGGATTCTTCCGGACTTCCGATTTCGCTTACAATGCTGGTGACAGATGATGCGACCTTTTTTGTACGTGCTTAGACAGAAAATTATAGAATCTATATAGGAACCGAACTGGGATGCCTGTATTGAAAATCTCTGCGAAATCGTCCCCAACGAAATATAGCGGGGATTGGGGAGATATTCAAAATCTCAAAAATGCACTCCAACTTTTATTTCAAATCAAAGCCGCCGAGTATCAAACAAAATATCCTAAATTCATCGCACCGACTGTTGAAGAATTTCTTGACTTTACATTTCAACAAAATAACGAATGTCTTAAACAAAAAGCCATACATCGTGGAAAAAAACGTAAAGAACGCCGAACAATACAGGCTAAATCGCCACTCAAGGAACAAACGCGTATGGCGCAATTCTTTTCACTGTTATTTCGTACTGAATTTGAAAATACACTCTTATCGCGCAGCTTTTATTGTATAGCGACAGTCAATTATGCAATGATTCTATGGACAACTGTTGACCAATATGCCGCTCTACAAGATACAATACGCCCCGATCTTATTCCCGAACTTATTTCACAGTCTATCGAAACAGAAAGGCAACTCTTTCACGCACCCTTTGCTGCTTTTTTTAAGCATTATTTTTCGTGTGTGAATTCATATCAACGAAAAATAGTACGTTGTACGACATTACTGTTTCAAGACTATTTACATTCATTATCCACCGCACCAGAAATAGAAAAACGTACGCTTCTCAAAATGTCCGAACTTGCGCACGTTTTCATTCGTCAATACGATGCAAATTCTGAAAACTACATACAGGTACTTTACAACTCGTTTGTAGATATTTGGTCACACGAAGTATGTTTATGAATCGTTGCGCACCTCAATCTGAAAGTAACTCTCGTGATTTGTATTTTGACACAAATCACGAGAGAATTGTAAGAAACGATGGATACCCTCTTTGTTTTTGATATTATTAAGCGAAGGTACTAATATGACTTTTACGTGTTCTAGATTCGGCGCATAGAATGTACGTTCTGTGCACCAAACACGTAGAAATCGTTCCATTTGCCATTGTGAACAAGACTGTAGTTCATTATTCTCTAGTGTAATTGTGACATTACGTGCTTGTGAGGTTGGGCTGTAATCAATACTTCCGACATTTCCGCTCATTTCATACGTCATCTGAATATGTACAATCAAAAACATATTTCATGATTCAATTTTTTCACTCCTCGTATGCGAGGTCACGGATATCTGTACGGCACACAGGGCAATGTACATTCCGTGCGAACCATTGGTCAATACAGTTTTGGTGATAGTAATGATTACAATGAAGTTGTCGCCACACTTGTTCTGTTGTACCTCTATCCTGACATATCGCGCATGATTCCGCTACAGGTACAGAGACCGCATCCACAATTGTAGAACCGTCCTCAATTTCTTGATTTGTAGGGATAACTGGAACATCATTCCAAATCGTATTTGTTGTCGTTGTAGCATTGAATTGTGGAAGCAGATCCATGTTGTGAAATAATTCCGTAAATAGAATTGTTTCTTGAGCTGAAGGTATCATATTGTTTAAAATCGCTCGTAGCGCAGCATTCGCATAGGTTTGAGTATTGCGTTGAATCGGTTGATTATGTGGTGTTGTAGGATTTCCGGACATATCTCGTACGGTTGCTCCTGACATATCTGTTGCGACTGCGACTGGTGCGACTGGTACTGGTACTGGTACTGGTACTGCTACTGCGACTCCAACTTCTGGTCGAGGTTCTGCTCCTGGTGCGATTACAGATACGACAGGCGGTACAGGCGCTACTCTACGAGATTGGGTAGGAATTGCGTCCAATCTCGCAGTCGCAGTAGATGTCGCAGAAGCAACTTGACGTATTGTAGCACGCGTTGCTTCACTTAGTTGTACTGTCGGATACTCAGCAGCAAATAACGCAGCCGGATTTACGATTGTACGCGAGCCGACTCCGTATCTACCACGCCTATCGTGCTCTTCGTCATTCAAAGGAGTACGAACTAAGGGTGTTACAGGTACGGCTGCTGTGACTGCTGTTGCTGCTGTTGCTGCTGTTGCTGCTGTTGCTGCTGTTGCTGCTGTGACTGCTGATTCAGGCACCGCACCCCGTATCGGTGTTGTTCGCAGAGGCAAAACATTCATCGGATGATATCGCGCCGAATGAAACGAATGCGCAGAATTAAATTCACGTTGAAATTCCTCAAACTGCGCAGCACGTTCCACACCTAGATACAATCTATACATGTGTTTTTGTCGTACATAGGTTGAAGGAAAGAGGCGATTCATACGCCAACGCATCCAGGAACTCATTGTATCCGGAAAGAGTTGGTCATCATACATAAGTTCTGGAAAGAAGTTATGAAATGTATCCAACGTATCAAATCCGTAAATCGTTTCATAATGTGCCATATTAAATGTCATCGAATAATTATATAATATCTTACAAATGCTTAAATCGTTTTCAATTTTGCGCACGTCAAAAATTGAAGTTTAAAGCAAGCCTATGAAAAGATTTCAGTGTATCAAACAGAATGTCGTCGAAGATAGGACTATTAAATATCGGCAATACATGTTTTCTAAATGTTGTTCTACAGGCATTACGCCTGACACCCGCAATGGGTTCTATATTTCTTACATCATCTGAAATTGTTTTACGTGACGATTCGAAACGGCGAAATCTTGTCCATGCGTTTCGAATTATTATGTGCGATTTCTGGCGAATTCAACCAGCCGTTGGTTCAAAACCTGTTATGGCACCGCGTGGTTTCTTCCAATTACTTTTACAAACAATGCGCGAATCAGACAGCGAATGGTATCGTCACGGTCAGCAAGCGGATGCCGCCGAAGCACTTCAATACATTATGGATTCCCTACACGACGCGATGTATCGTCCTGTGCGTATGAGTATTGTAGGAAATCCTTGTAATCTGGAGGAAGTTTCACAAGTAAAATCTATTGAATCGTGGACAACATTCTTTTCAAAAGAATATAGTCCTATTGTTGAAAATTTTAATGGTCAAACCCGTATTTGCGTTCAATGTACGGAATGTAAGAAGTCGAGTGAGCGTTTTGAGCCGTGGCTTATGATTAAAGCCCCGCTGCCTGTTGCGCCTGCGAAGGCACCAACTATGGATGAATGTATTCGCGATGCCTTTGCAAGTGAAACACTGGATGATTACTTCTGTGAAACCTGTAAAAAAAAGCAGAAAGCCATTATTACAAACCATATTTCACGCTTGCCACCGATTGTTATTCTTGTATTGAAACGATTTGGTAACGACGGTCGTAAAAAACGAGGATGCATTCCTTGGGATTTGAATTCTATTGATTTTAAAGACCAATTAGCGTTTCATCGTAATCCATTTGGTGCAGAACAGACGTCCGAATACGAAACATACGCGGTGATTGAGCACCACGGTTCTACAAATGGTGGTCATTACATTATGTTTGCGAAACAGGACGATGTTTGGAACGAATATGACGATAACGAAGTAAGAGTATCATCCCCGGAACGCGTTGTAAGCGACGATTCCTATATTCTATTCCTAACACCGAAGGCTAAGACGGCAGACATGCGCCTCGAATTTCAGGAAACTATTGATGCGCTCCGCGCCCGTGGAAAGTCAGCAGAGGAAGCGTGATACTCAAAAATAAGTTCCTAAAGCAGAGGGATGAATTACAGTCTACCTAGTGTATCATCAAATATGTTTGCGTCTGGTCCTGCTGCGACTGCTGCGACTGCTGCTGCTGGTTCTTCTGCTGCGACTGCCTCCAATTTCGTATCCTCTACAAAGGGTCTTTTTTCGCAATTCTGGTTTGTTATGGTTATTATACTCGTAATT